TTGTACACCATTGGTTGAACCACCACCAACACCTAAAGATGTTGTAATCTGAGCTGCTGCTGGAATACCAATTGTAAGGGCATTACCTGAAGCAGAAGTTTCAATCTCGTTAGATGTACCACCGATTGTTAAAGTTTCACTATCTAAGTCAATGGCTATTGTACCACTGTCAGAAGTTAAATCTAAATCTTGTGCTGTAACTTGACTATCTACATACGCTTTGACAGATTGTTGTGTCGGTACAAGTGTTGCAGAGTTAGAAGCCATATCGTCTTCATCTACAAAAGCTGTAATGGTAATCGTACCATCACTTAATGAACCGTAAGTTATTGTACCGGTTGTTGTTATGGCTGATGAGCCATTGTCAATGCTTCCAAAGCCTGATGTGATAGAACCACTATTCAGTGCTCCGACTGTTGTTACATTTGATAAAGTATCTAAAGCACTTTCAAAGTATGTTTCAAAATCCGTAAGAGCTACTTGAACCATCGTGCCATTATCATTAACGACAACTCTGTCAGCATCTGCTAACGTTGTTGAAGTTGCTGATGTACTACCATCGACAATGTTGAGTTCTGTAGCTGTTGAAGTTACACCATCTAAGATATTAAGTTCAGCAGTTGTTGAAGTAACACCATCTAAAATATTTAGTTCAGCAGTAGTACTTGTTACTCCATCAAGAATATTAAGTTCTGTTGCAGTACTTGTAACACCATCGAGAATATTTAATTCGGCTGTGGTGCTTGTAACTCCATCTAAAATATTTAACTCTGCTGCTGTCGAAGTTACACCATCTAAAATATTTATTTCTGCTGCTGTAGCTGTGACACCATCAAGTATATTGAGTTCTGCTGTAGAACTTGTAACACCATCAAGGATGTTTAGTTCTGCTGTACTAGAAGTAACTCCGTCAAGAATATTAAGTTCGGCTGCTGTGGATGTTACTCCATCTAATATGTTTAGTTCAGCAGCAGTTGAGGTAATAGCAGTACCATTAAAGTTAATACCATCTAAATAAGCTATACCATCTACATATAAATCTTTCCATTCTTGTGAAGAACTTCCTAAGTCATATGCGTTATCTGTATTAGGAATAATGTTTGAGTTGACATCTGCACCAAAGACTACGTTATCGTCTGCTGCATCGCCAAGAGTTAATGTACCACCGTTAAATGTTGTAGTACCTGTAACAGTTAAATTACCACCTACAGAAACATTACCTGTAGTTGTAATCGAATCTATATATGCATTTTTAAAGTATAAAGAACTTGTACCTAAGTCAACATCGCTATCGGTGACAGGAATAATAGCTCCATCAGCTATATAAAGCTGTTGTACCGGACTGCTTGATACTTCTACATAAAACTCAATGTAGTTATTAGTCGTATCAATAAGCACTTTATTGTTTGGTGAAGTCTCTCCAGCATCACCAATCAATCCAATAACAGGACCTGAAGCAGCAGTACCATCGTGACTGTGCCCTGTCGTGTTACTAAAAGCGTTTACAAGTTGGTTATATTCATCATTAAATAAAGCAGCAGTGATTGTATCACCATCTGCAAATGAACTTTGTCGTGTATAACCTGCCATTATGCGTTCTCCAATGTTTCTATTCTAGTTTCTAGTTCTTGTATTGTTTTGACCAAAAGAGGTACGAGTTTTGCTTGGTCTATTTCTTGATAAACTGGTACAGTGTGAGATGCTTCCCACGTACTATCAGAAGGATAAAGAGGGTCATCACCTGTTTTACCTGCTGTCCAATCGTCTTCACTTACATCCTCTCCAATTATTAGATTATTAGAATCTAAAACTACATTACTTAATGTTTTAGTTGCATCTTTTTCACCTGTTATAGCTTCAGGAACTATGTCTGAAACTTCATGGGCTATAAATCCATCAACTAATGTATTGGTATCATCAGATATCCAATTAAATCTTGCAGGTTTAAGCTGTTTTAATCTAGCGGTGGCATCCCAACTATAATCAATGTTTTCTTTTAATCTATAGTCAGAACTTGTATTAAAAGATACAGCAGTAGATGTAAGACCAATAGAACCTTTTGCACTGTTGTCATATCTAAACTGCAACGAGGCAGTTCCAGCAGGGCTACTATGATTATTAAAAATCATAAACTCATTATTTGCTACACTAAAATCAGTCCTATATACAGTTCCTGAAGTTAGGAAAGTATGTCCAGTTGTAGTTGTTTGGTTAAGTGCTGTTTTGCCAATAAAGAATCTACCTGAAGAATCAAGCCTCATGCGTTCACTTAGACTTGAACCTGCTGCTCCAGTTCCAAAAACTACCGAACCAATATAAGCATTACAGTCAACATAACTAGAATTTTCTGTATTATCAAACTGAGCAACATTACCGTTTGTACCAACATAGGAGTTAGCACCCACAAACATATGAGCTCCATCATTTCCAACTCTTATGGATTGCAATATAGCATCAGCAGTTCCATCGCCACCATCTGTAAATCTTATGCCTGAAGCACCTGCTGCTCCTGAATCATTATATGCTCTTGATGGTAGCGTTAAATCAGCAGTTGGAGTAGTAATACCAATCGCAACCTGCTCAGATGAATTTATGGTAATTGCAGTTGCATCAGCACTTGAGGATATTCCTGCGACTCCTCCTGATGCTTCTTCCCAAGCTGAGTTACCACTTCCATCTGCTGTAAGCACATATCCGTCAGTAGCGTTACCACTTGCTAAAGCTGATGAAATTACTCCAAATTTTGCTTTTGTTAATGCCATTTGTTTTTATCTCCTACCTGATGGTATAAAGTCTATATAAAATCCGTTAATAGTATATGGAGCTTTAGTATCATCACTAATAATTGTAAAGTTATTACTGTTACCACTTCCTTGTAGTGGGATTCGTATCATTGGACTTTCTGCTCCTCCAAATACGTTAGTGTTAAAAAGTGCTTCACCAAACAATGCTGGTGGGTTAATCGTACCTAAATCAAATAGATTAGGTGGTTGTGGTGTATCGGTATTACCGTAATCAAACCTAACTTGTACGTCAGGACTTACCACACCTTCAGAACTTGCAGACACTCTCATGTAGTGTAAAGTTTTTAAAGTTCCTAAATCTCCATAGTCGTAATCGGGTGTTCCGAATCGAGCAAGTATGTTAGACCCATCAAAGTCGTTACCTGAATCGTGTACGTAAACGTAGCCATCAGTATCACCATGATAATATTCTTCAATACCATTTTCGTTAAATCCTGAACCTATCTCCGTTACTTCTAGTGACCTTGTTTCCGACCATTGGAATCCATTGGGTCTTAATGTTCCTATAATTCCTCTTTGTTGATTTTTATTTAAAGAGGTGTTTGTATAAAATAATCTGTATTGTGACTTTTCTCTAATAACAATACTACTGATTATAAAGTTATTAATCGTTTCTGCTAAGTCTGTAAGGATTGGCTGTATAGCTTTACTTACAGTTCCTAACTCAACGTCACCAATCCTCGCTGTACCAGCAACTGTTCTTAGTCCATCCGGTGCTAAAAATATCAAGTCACCAGCAATCTCTTGGATTGTGTATGCACTTAGACAACCTACGTTTTTAGTAACTGGTACTATAACCGGTGTGCCATTTATATCTTGTAATTTAAATATACTATTCTCACAAAATATAAACAGTTCATTACGGAAACTTTTAATACCGACTACTTGGTCTTCTAAAGTTATTGAACCTGAACTAGCATCATTAAAATCTGTCGGGTCTAAAGTTTTACTATAAAAAATAGTGTTTAAGTTATCTTCAACTCCTGCAACAACTAAATGTTTATCGTGGATAACTCCGTGTGTTGCAAACTTATTACTACCGTCAGTTGGGTCTATCTCACCACTAAAAAATGTTCTACTAGTAAAAGCTCCTGTACCTTCCATTCTAAAAAAGTAAGGCTCATTTGCTCCATCACAAATAATTAACATTCCATAATCAAATGTAGCACCTTCAAAGATTGCAAAACTTACTTGTCCTTGTCCAGTTCTTGTTAAAGTACTACGACCTGTAAAAGCAGTATGGTTATCTCCACTTGATGCAACTGA